CCAAGGTCTAGAATGAAGAACTTCAACAATCTCAGAGACAAACTGATCGGAGTCTACAGAGTGGATAGGTTCCATCTCTTGAGTAGCGCCTACGAACGTTCCTGCTTTCTTCTTTCGACTGTAGGTTTTTCTCTTTTCTTTATACTCGGAGTATCCCCACTTCATAATCCCCGTTCCAAACAGGGACATATGCTCTACAAACAACTCAACCTCTTCTTCAAAATGCATCAAATCGAGTTGAGTAGTAAAAAGAGCTTTCTTAGCTTCAACTACGCTCTGCGTTGTTCCAGGTCGAGGGCGAAGCTCAAACGGAGGCTTCTCATAAAAAATTCCGCCCATGACCTTAGGCACAATAGAACTGATGTGATTAGAAACCATGAACTTCGGCACATTAGCTTGAGCTACGTTACCGCCGTCGAATGCCGTGCTAGCCGCAGGAGACTGATACAGCGTATCTGCTAGAGTCCATCCGGCTGGCCACTGATTAATATTGATGTAATTATCGGCAGAAGAACAATCTGCAAGCACCAACTTAACGGCTGCCTTAGCCTGCATCATCAGAATATTTGTTTCATCATCTACATACGTATTATCTGGAGTAATCTCACCCGCAGGTTCTACGTGAAGTTTTGAAATTTCTTCAGGCATAGGTTGAGAACTCGACCCGCCGTTGATTCCAATTCCAGCCATTCAATTTTCCTCTTAAATATGCATTCCGTTACCGCCGAATATTTTATTTCGAGGGTCATTGGACGGTTGCACTTGTTCTGATTCTGTAGGTGCTTTAAGCGGAGCCGAATCGCCCCAAGTACCAAACATGCGGTGAATAAAGTCTACTTTCGCCGCTTCATACTGCTGCTTCTTAAACATCTTTTCTTTTTCATCCAAATCTTCTTTAGTGGGTATTATGCCGGGTAAATAAAAATACAACATTGACATGGCATCAGGAATATCGTCATGCCGACCCTTATTTCCTCTAATACCTGTGTAGCGTATTAACTGAGAAAATGTCTCGTCAATCCAACTACCCGTGCCGTAAGCAAAATACAGCCGATCTTCCCTAAGCAAAATTTCCAGTTGCTTAATTCGATTTCTTTTGGCGTCAGGTTGATTAGACGGACTTTTCCAAGCTACGTGATCGGGTAAAATTCCGAGACGCTGATACCACATAGTCAAATCTCGCTTAAATAACTCAGCGCCAGGAATATCCTCAATTAAAACTTGCTGCGGATTCCACTTCTTATCTAACTCTGCTATTTTTTGAGCTAATGTTGAAAGAGTCCACTGACCGTACGATATGTCTAATATACATAAACCCCATTGTCCGTCCTTCTCAAATCTCTTACCAACAACGCCTGCCGAGTAATCTGATCTCTTATTAGCCGTTAGTGCCCAGTCCCAAGTAATGAAAATATCCCCTTTAACCGGAGCGTTAGCTAACGGATAAGTATGTCGACGAAGGTCGTCCTCTTCAAATGTTACTTTCCACTTAAAATCGTCGTCAGTTAAAGCTGGCTCATTTAATTGTTGACATCTAAAAAGCGGAGTATTGATGTCTAACTTCTTCTTTAAGTCTTGCCACGGATGACTTGATATTTCAGGAAAAATCAAATCAACCATATGTTCCTCTAACTGCTTAAGAGGAACATCTCGGTATGCTTCTTTAACTGTCCAACACGAACGACAAAAATATTTAATAGGTTGATCTTTTTCATCTCGAATCTGTAATCTAACACCATACCAATCGTCAACTCGATATCGAGTACCTATATTATCCGTGAAGCCCCAAGAGCCACGAAGGTTATCGCTGTTATCAATCTGATCCTTCAAAGACTCGCGGGTGTCTATTGTATTTGAATTCTTTTCATCAACAACGTCATCATTCTTCTTAATGTCGCAGTGAACACCAGCCCATCCAGATTCTATAGATGTGGCGCATATAGTAGGTTCAACTTGAACGATCTTTCGGCATCGCAAAAGAATAGGCGTATTCGCTCGACCCGATGCTTTTCTAAGCACGTACTCAGGGAACAATAACTGAAAGTCCGAAGATTCCGCCGTTTCGGAAAGATACAACTTCCCCTTAATGTACTTAACGAAATCGTTAGCGAGTCGTCGCTTAGCCGTCATAATAAGAATACGAACATCGGGGACATTAATCATCCACTGAATACAATCCGTCATATTCAAATACGACTTATAAAAACCTCGTGGAAACAAAATCAAGGCTTCTCTAGTTGAACGGCCTCTTTCATCTACACGAATTTGTCTATCTATCGCATCATGAACATTCTTTAAGGTGTAACCTTTAGGATACGCCCCATCGAAATTCTTTTGAACAAAACAGTCTGCAATTTCTTGGTGAACTCGACGAATAAAATCATTACGAAGAATATCCGTACCTAGGAACAACAAATCCTTTCTAGCTTTATCTCGAAGATCAAGCCATTCTTTAAAATTACGGTAGGCTCCAAGAATCTTTGAGTCCAATGGCTTTGGAGTATTAGACTTCTTTGTCTTAGAACCTTTAGGACGCCCTACTTTACGTACGGGACCGTCCTCCTCTTCATCCTCTTCTTCCGGATTAAGCCACTCATCTCTACCAACATAAAGTTGACCCAACTGAGCCCAAGTCAAACTCTCTGATCGCTTCTCGACTTTACCAAGAGTTCCCACATCAGCGAACGGTAATTCAGCGTCGTCAAACGGAGCTAATGTCTCTCGAATAAATTGGTTCTCTAAAGTAAGAAATGCAGATGGGGCGCTATCGTCTCTAGAAACATCGAATCCTAATCTTAGTGCTCTATCTTTACTATACTTTCGTTCAACAGCTTTTTCTTCGGCGTTAGACATTTGATCCTCGACATTATGCCGAAGGAATCAACGATCCTGTCGGCTTTAAAGATGGCTTTTTAGCCGCATCCGACCATCTCTTTATCAGAGAATACGGTGCATTAGAATACTCGTTAGCAATTACATTTGGATTTGTAAAAGAATCCTTCTCCAAAGTTTTATCAAATATTTCGGCTGTTTCCAGTGGACTCTTTCCAAATCCTGTCATATCCATATTACTGTGCCTCTGCGACCTTCCGTTGCTGAGCGTTCCAGTCTAAGGACTTCTCGGTTTCGCCCTTTTCTTTAGGTCTAGCTTCCGGCTTCTTCACCATCTTATACGAAGCATCTGAAAACTCGTTACGTAAAGCCGGAGGTTTAGGAATTTCTGCTGTCTGACTTGGGCGGTTAGATACTTCGGACTCTCGCTTAAGCTCTGTCAAAACATCTGTATCTGGCATAATTAACTCCCCGGAGTAATGTCTTCTTTATCTTTTGCACCTAAAATAGGAATAGCTTCGTATCCATGACTACCTTTAAAAATAGCTACTACACCACCCGGTTCTACTCTAGCTTTCTTATCTATAGTTCCATAAAGTACACGATAAAGTTCTTTTAAAACCGAACCGTGAACACCCGCCGCTGCGGGGCGGTGTGAATCTTCACCGTGATGAATAATCATCATTAACTTAGGATCGACTCTATTTCTAAATCCTTGAACAGTCTCCCCACCGGGAATCATCTCATTTGGGTGTTTATTGTACCAACGGATTTCTTTAACGGATTCTTTGGTTTTAGGTAATCCGGCATAATCTCCGGTATTAAGAGACTCTAAATCGGGAAGCATTTTAATTGGCAATTTCTTGTCTTTTGCTAAGGGAAGTAATGTATCTTTAACTCGTTTTCTATCACTGCCGTAAATTACACTAAATTTTCTGCCTCTAAAAAAAGAAACTAACTTCGCAGCCTGCTGCTTCCCTCTATCATTAAGAGGATAATCAATATCTCCTCTAAAAACATCTTCTTTATTGGCGTCCGTCTCGCCGTGGCGTATGAAATAAGCTACTGGTCTCATATTTAATCTCACAATTTGTGTTATAATGAACGAAATAAGCGACGGCTTTTAACATGCTGTTTAATCCTCAGTCCTATCCAAGCCCCAACTAAGAACC